GACGACTGTTAAAAGATTACAACTCTAACGATTATTTACTTTTATCAGGCGATCCTGCCGTTATCGGATTGGCATGTGCCATTGCATCTGATATAAACAACGGCAGATTTAATTTATTAAAATGGGATAGACAAGAGAAAGTATATTATCCGCTAGAAATAAATTTATACGAGAAAGGAAAAATGGAGGAACCACAATTGAAAGGACATAATTAAATGAATAACATAGACTTTGAAGAAGACCAAACACATTCAATTAGTAAAACTGAAGACTTAAGTAAACTTTCTGAACAAGTTTTAAAATTAAAAGACTTGGAAGACGAAGTTAAAACGAAAGAAAAAAATTTAAAAGATTTAAAAAAAGACTTAGAAAAAATATCAGGAGATGTCATTCCAACAATGATGACGGAAATGAATATCTCCACATTAAAATTAGCAGACGGTTCCGCTGTAGAAGTGAAACCCGTCTACAGTGCTTCAATTCCTATCGCAAAAAAGGAAGAGGCATTTAAATGGCTTCGAGACAACGACCTGGGTGACCTCATTAAAAATGAAGTTACTGTTTCTTTTGGTCGTAACGAAGACAACAAGGCAGCAGATTATGCTGTACTTGCACAAGGTCAAGGATATCAACCCATCCAGAAATTAAAGGTTGAACCCATGACACTTAAAGCATTAGTCAGGGAGCGTGTCGAATCTGGAAAAGACATGCCCTCTGATCTATTCAACGTGTTCGCAGGAAACCGAACCAAATTAACGAGGAAACAATAACAATGAACGAAGAAGCAAACGTCGTAAAGAAAGAGAACGCTGGAGCCGTAGCTATTTCAAGTTTTGAAATAGATTCTGGTAAAGGTCTGGGTAATATGAGTCAGGACGACTTAGCATTACCTTTTTTAAAAATACTAGGACAGTTATCTCCTGAAGTAAATAAAAGGGATGGTAAATATGTTAAAGGTGCAGAACCTGGCATGATTTTCAATTCCGTTACAGGAGACCTGTACGATGGTGCAAAAGGCATTCAAGTAGTTCCATGTCATTATAAACTGGAATACATTGAATGGAGAGATCGAGGCGAAGGCTCCGGTGCTCCTGTTGCTATTCACTCATCATCTAGTGATATCATGACAAAAACTACAAGAGATGCATCTTTCAAAGATAGATTGCCCAATGGTAACTATATTGAAAGAACCGCTAGTCATTTTGTGATTGTCAATGGTCAAACTCCATCAACTGCTTTGCTTGCTATGAAATCTACTCAATTAAAAATTAGTAGAAAATGGAATAGTATGATGGCAGGAATCAGGCTTAAAGGTAAGAACGGATTATTTACTCCGGCATCTTTTAGCCATATTTATCAGTTAAAGACTATACAACAGTCTAATGATAAAGGTACATGGTTTGGTTGGGAAGTAAGCAAAATAGGTCCTGTACAGGATACTACTTTGTACCAACAAGCTAAAACCTTTGCTGAAAACGTTTCTAAAGGAGACGTTAAAGTTAAGCACGGGGATACTGCCCAAAAGCAAACGAAAACTCATTTCTAAGTTTCGTTACGTGCGTATACGAAAGCTGGGCGGGGCGCGAGAGTTAACCGCCCGGCGTATAAAATGGAATTGATGATGGAAAAGAAATTTATAGAGATTTTTACAGGACTAAAAAGAAACTTTGGATTTGCCAAAATTGAAAAAGGATATACGGATCCTGAAACTGGAAAATTACAACTAAAACCAGGAGATTATGGCTGGTCTTCAAGACCTATTGAAGAAAAAGACTACTTAGAACATTTATCAGGTAAAAAATCAATTGGTGTTCAGCCTTGTGATGATGAAGGACGGGCAAAGTTTGGTGCTATTGATATTGATCATTATAAAAACTTCAGTCCTAAAAAATATTTAGACACAATAAAAGAACACAATATTCCTGTAATTCCCTGCAAGTCTAAAAGCGGAGGATTACATATTTATATCTTTTTAAAAGAACCAGTCAAAGCAACCATTATAAGAAATTTCTTAAGTACTCTATTATTTACTTTTGGTCTCAAGGCTAAGACAGAAATTTTTCCAAAACAAACAGAACTAGGCGAAGATGATAACGGTAAGCTTCAAAACGGACACTTCATTAATCTTCCTTATTATAAAAAAACAGAACGATGTGCTTTAAATTTTGATGGAACAGAATTTACCTTTGACCAATTTATAGAAGTTATTAATACAAATTTAAAATCGAGAGAGGAGCTAGAAAATTTTTCACTGGCTCATATAAAAACTGTATTACACGGAGGAGCAGAAGAATTTAATGAAGGTCCTCCTTGTTTACAAGCCATAACTCGGGCATGTCAAAATGGAGGAAAATTGAACGATGACAGAGATAGGTTTTTATATAATTATATGGTCTTTGCGAAAAAGAAATACTACGATAATTGGGAAGATAAAGTCAAACAAGCAGCAAGGGAATACTTTATCTACGATCAAAAATGGGATGATAATTATGTAGACTTTAAAATTAAGGGATGGAAAAAAGAAACAAAAGGACATCTATGTAATGAAGAACCGATCGTTAATTTTTGCATGAAGTCGGAATGTATAAAAAGAAAATTTGGTATTGCCTCCGATCGTAGAAAAGCTTTTCCTGCATTATCAGGCCTACAAAAAATAAATTACAGACCTGATCCAGAATATACCTTTAATGTTGCATGTCCTGACGGTGAAAAAGTTAAACAAGTCCATGCTAAATCCATAGAATATCTGACCGATCAAAGAAAAATAAGAAACATCATTGGTGTTGCTGCTAATTTTGTTCCTCCTATGCAAAAAGGAAATATTTACCAAGAAATAATAGATAACTTATTTAATTCTCAATTAGACGATATTGAACCACCTGAAGAAACAAGTCCAGAAGGACAATTATTTAATTATATGAAAGAATATATCAATGGACCAAAAGCAGAAACGAATGTTGCTTTTAAAAGTGGATCAACTTTATGGGAAGATGAGTATGCTTACTTTAAATTCGAGCCTTTCTTCGATACCTTAAAAAATAAAGAATGGAAAATAAAACCTCAGCAAACAGCCCATATGATTAAAACGAATAAAAAAATATTAGGCGAGTTTGGTCCAAAACGATTCCCTAAGAAAAAAGAAGAAAAAGAATCTAATGATCCTCTTCAAGTAATTAAAGTAAGAATAGAAAAATTTAAAGAAGAAAAGGTTGAAGACGAACTTGTAGATATAAAAGGAACTGATAATCTTATATGATCAAAAAAATATTAGGACCACCTGGAACAGGAAAGACCTTTACCCTATTGAATTATGTAAGAGATTATATAAAAAAAGGAACTCCACTCCATCGCATTGGTTATTTTGCTTTCACAAGAAAAGCGGCCTACAATGCAAGAGATACCTTTCTTGAAGATGATAATTTTAAAGATGTTTCATCTGACCTTACAAAATCAGACCTAAAATTTTTTCAAACCCTGCATTCTTTTTCTTTTCATACATTAGGCTTGAGTGAAGATCGTGTAATGCAACCAGAACATTATGAAGAAATAGGTAGACTAACAGGCGTGCGCGTAAAATATACAAAGTACAATGAAGAAGAAAACAATGGTTATTTAAACTGTGACTCTGAATATTTTTCATTAATCAATAAAGCTAGAGTTAAGGACATAGGCATAGAATCTGAGTTTAATACGAATAATTATTCACGAAAAATTGATTACATCACACTGAATCATATTAAAATTAATTTAAAAAATTACCAAGACAAAAATAAATTAATGGATTACACCGAAATGATAAACAGATTCATTGAAGAGTCTGATAAATCCCCTACCTTTGATGTTGTTTTTATCGACGAGGCTCAAGACTTATCTCCTATTCAGTGGAAAATGTTTGATATTCTTAAAACAAAATCCACAGACATTTTTTTAGCAGGAGATGATGATCAAGCTATTTTTGAATGGGCTGGAGCAGACGTTAAACGATTTATTAATGAACCGGCAGAAGAAGAAAGTCTTCCACAGTCTAGAAGAGTTCCAGAACTTGTTCAAGAGTATGCTAATACGATTATCTCCAGAATTCCTGAAGAAAGAAGAATTAAAAAACAATGGTCTCCAAGAAGAGACGATCAAGGAAATATTGTTAAGGGACGAGCCGAAAAGATTAATTCCATAGATAATTTAGATTTGTCAAAAGATAAATGGCTTATTTTAGGACGATCAAAGAACAAGTTGGATGAAATGGCTGACAGATTAAAGAAAAAAAATCTATATTTTGAAACCAAGTTTGGCAAAAGTTATAATCAAAAACTTTATCGAAATATTGTGAGTTGGACACGTTGGACAAAAGATGAAGGCTTAACCCTGCCAGAAACCAAGGATGTATTCGAATATTTGGACAAAGATTTTAATGAAAAACAATTCGAGAATCAAGAGCTCATTAAAATAAAGGACGTGGGTTTTAATTCTAACTTAGTTTGGTTTGATGCCTTTACCAAAGCCAGTCTCAATGAGAAATTATATATTAGAGCAATGCTAGGCAGTGGAGAAAAATTAAGTCAAGATGCAAGAATTAAATTATCCACCGTACACACTATCAAAGGAGATGAAGAAATTAATGTAGTTGTCATTTTAGACAATACAAATAAAATAAGAAAATCAATAGAAAATAATCCTGAAAAACAAGACGAAGAGCATCGAGTATGGTATGTGGCGGTTACGCGTGCTAAACAAAATTTATACTTATTAAAAGCAAAGGTAGAAAGAAAAGGATATCAACTGTGAATGCGTACAAAAAACAAATTGGCGGATCGCACTATCTTAAAATGAAGATTCAGCCTTCTGAATTTGCCAATAAGAACAATTTGCCCTTTGCAGAAGGCAACGCTATCAAATATATTTGTCGACATAAATATAAGGGAGGAAAGGAAGATTTAAAAAAAGCAAAGCATTATATCGAAATGATAGAAGAAAGAGATTATCAAACTGAAAAACAGGAAACATGGATCGAGGGCTATAAAAAATGGAAAACTAAAAAAGAAAGGTGTCCACATAACTAATGATCATTCCTAAATTCGAAGCCCAGAAAGAATGGAATGCACCGACTGAATTTCCAGACCTAAGAAGCTATGATGAAATAGCCGTGGATTTGGAAACACGAGATCCTGATTTAAAAAATAAAGGATCCGGTTCGATTATTGGTAATGGTGAAGTAGTAGGCATCTCCGTCGCAGTACAAAATTTATCCTGGTATTTCCCCATTGCCCACGGCAATGGTCCCAATATGGATCGTAAAAAAGTTTTGGAATGGTTCAAAGACACTATGGCAAGTCAAGCCACAAAAATATTCCATAACGCCATATACGATGTCTGTTGGATCAAAAAATTAGATATCAAGATCAATGGCTTAATCGTCGATACTATGGTCGCAGCCTCACTGGTTGATGAAAATCGTTATCGTTTTGATTTAAATTCTCTGGGCTGGGACTATTTGGGCCACGGTAAAAATGAAACCATTCTTAATGAAGCAGCCAAAGAATGGGGCGTTGATCCTAAAGCTGAACTATGGAAACTTCCTGCCATTCACGTCGGACAATACGCGGAAAAGGATGCAATCCTAACACTGGACTTGTGGCAAGAAATGAAGAAAGAAATAATAAATCAGGATCTAGAGAGTATTTTTAATTTAGAAACCGATTTATTTCCCTGCCTCGTGGATATGAGGTTTAAAGGGGTAAGGGTTAATAGCGAACGAGCCCATCAATTAAAGAAAGACCTAATCACACAAGAAAAAGAACTTTTATTGAAAGTGAAACAGGGAACCGGAATCGACGTTCAGATTATGGCTTCTCGTTCAGTCGCAAAAGTATTTGATAAATTAAATGTTTCCTATGATCAAACGGCCACAGGCTTACCCAGTTTTACTAAAAATTTCCTGGCGGAACATAGTCATCCTATGATTAAATGTATCGCCAAAGCCCGAGAAGTTAATAAGGCTCATTCAACGTTCATCGATTCTATTTTAAAGTATGAACATAAAGGACGCATTCACGCTGAAATCAACCAGACTCGATCCGATAATGGAGGAACCGTTACCGGACGATTCAGTTACCGAAATCCAAACCTCCAGCAGATTCCAGCACGGAACAAGGACCTCGGACCTTTGATCCGTAGCATTTTTATTCCGGAAGAAGGTTGCGAGTGGGGATGTTTTGACTACTCACAGCAGGAGCCTCGACTCGTTGTACACTATGCCTCTCTTTATAAATTTCCATCGGTCTACGAAGTTGTTCATTCTTATGAAAATGACTCAAGAACAGACTTCCATCAAATCGTTGCAGATATGGCAAAGATCCCAAGATCGCAAGCCAAGACCATTAATCTTGGTTTATTTTATGGAATGGGAAAAGCAAAATTACAAGCTGAACTTGGAGTGTCCAAAGATAAGGCTAAAGAACTTTTTGATCAGTATCATGCTAAAGTTCCTTTCGTAAAACAACTTATGAATGTAGCATCAAATCGTGCACAGGATCGTGGACAAATTAGAACGCTACTGGGCAGATTATGCAGGTTTCATTTATGGG